GTGTGGGCGTGGGGGTTTCGGTGGTGGTCATCCCCACAGCTCCCAGGACAGGACAGGCGCGGTGAATACGCCGTGGTAGGGCTGTTCGAGGGTTTTTATGGGGTTGGTCTGGAACAGGGCGAGCAGCTGGGCGAGGGACATCGGGGGTCTCCTAGATGAGGGTGCTGTGCAGGGTGGGAACGGATTCCCACAGGCGGTGGTCAAGGGTGGCCAGATGTTCGGGATCGGTGCGGGCGCAACGCCAGCGGTCGCCGGGATGCAGGACGCATTCAGTGACCGGGAGGGTGATCTGAACCGGTGGGCCGGGGATGACGCCGCCGCGCTGGTAGCGGCGGCGCTTACCGCGGACCTTCATGTCTTGGAAGTTGTCGCGGGTGCGGCGCAGCTGACCGCTACTCATGACGTGCTGCCCATTCCGCATCGACCTCGGACTGGTTTGCGTTGTGTGGCAGCGGCACGCAGCCACCGATGGTGAAGGTGCCGCCGGTGACCTGCGGGGGCGCGATCTCGGGGAACGCTGCATGCAGGGAACCGATGAACTCGCGGAGTTCGGCGAGCACCTGCGCTCGTTTGTCGTCGGGCCACTGGTAGGCGGTCACCTTGAGGTATCCGCTCGGGGTGGTGAATTCGACCGGGATTTCGTCCTCTTCCACTTCCGTGCTCGTGGTGACGGTGACGACGTGGGTGAGGGGTCGCCCGGGGTAGTCGCGGTTGCGAAGTTTCTTGGCGGTGGCGAGATCGTCACCGAGAGAGACGGTTTGGGGGCCCAGGACGACGCGGTAGCTGTGCCGGGTGGTGGTGGGCATGGTTGCCTCCGAGGGTTGGGGCCGGGCCGTATGGTGGCGGCCCGGCCGGAGGGTTACGGGAGAGGTGTGATGGCGGTGGGGGCGGGACCGAACACCACGGTGTGGTCGTGTTCGTCCTGGAGTCCGGCGGTGACTTCGCCGGTGGCGGTGGCGAACGCTTGGAGGCGCAGGTCATCCAGGGCTGGGAGTTTGAATCCGAGACGCAAGCTTTGGCGTTCGATGCGGTACCGCAGTTTCGCGGTCACTTCGATGTAGTCGCCGCCACGCAGCACCGGGATGTGGAGGGTGAAGGACTCGGGCACCTCGAGGAGTCCGGCGGCTCCGGCTTTGGCGTCGATTTCTTCGTGGTATCGGAACGACACCGCGCCGTTGTTGAGGCGGTTGGAGGACTCGAACACGACTTGGCGGGCGGCTTGGAAGCTTTGGGCGAGTTCGATCATGTCGGCCGCGGTGGGTTCGTGGATGTCGGCGGCGGCGTCTTCGAGCATTTCCGCGAAGGTGATTTGGTCGAAGAACTGGCCCGACTTCTTCGACCAGCGTTGGAATTGGTCGGATTCGGTGAGCTGCAACACGACTCGGTGATCGAGCCAGTCGGCCGGGTAGCCGATGATCGCGGTGAGGGTGTTGCGGGTTTCGTCGGCGAAGATCGTGGCGTTGTGGTGGTATCCCATGCCCAGCAGGGTCAGGAACGATCCGGGGTCGGTGACGGTGGAGGTGCCGCGCAGGCGGCGTGGTTCGGCGGCGTATCGCTCGAGGGACAGGATTTCGGTGCGCTCGTCGCCGCGCAGGATGTTGTGGATCACCTTGTCCGGGGCGTCGGTGAGGGTTTGGGCGAATCGTGTGGATTCGTGGGCGATTTCGGCGACGGCGGCTGACTCGGTGGTGTGCATGGTGGTCACGCGTTTTTCCTTCCGGGGGTGATGGTGCGCAGGCCCTGCGCGACGTTGAGGACGAGCTGCTGGGGGTCGTTGCGGGACGGGTTGCCGTCAGCGTCGACGTACCAAATCGAGGCAGGCCTGGGCAGGCGCGGGAGTTTGGTGGTCACCGCGTCTTTGATCACCAACATGTCGGTGTCCTTGTGCAGGTCGACGCCGATCGTGAGGGTGAGGGAGCCGCTTTTGCGGGTCTCCTGCACCGCGGCGATCAGGTCGTGCAGGAGCTTGCTGGCTTCGTCGTGCACTGCGCCTTTGCGGAGTTCGGTGAGAAACTGGCTGAACGGCCGGATGTCGGGGCCGTCTGGGTCTTCGGTGGTGTCGGGCATGGGGTGGTCCTTTCATTCGGGGGCTTTTGGGCTGCGGTGGACGCGTCAGGACTACGCCGGGGATGTGCAGGCTCCACACGCCATGGCGTTTGTGGTCTGTCGGAGCAGCACGCTGGTCAAGACCAGCCAGTGTTCGACCTGTTCGTCATCGAGGGCATCGAGGGCTAGCGAGCGGACGGCGTCGAAGTAGACCGGTTTCGCGGCGGTGATTTGCTCGTAGCCGGCGGGGGTCAGGACTGCGGTGCGGTAGCGGTTCCCTTCTGTCCGTTGGAGGAGATCGCGGCGTTCCAGGGCCGCCAATGCGTGTGACAGCCGGGACGGGGAGGCGTCGACTGCTGCGGCCAGGGCGGACAGTTGGAGCCTGTGGCGGTCGCGGCTGGAGAGGGTCGACAGGACACGGAATTCGAAATGCGTCATCTGGCATTCGCGTGCCAGGCGTGTGTCTACAGCGGCGGCGAGTCGGGTGGATAGCGACACGAAGGTGTGCCACGCCTGCTGTCGGGTCGGGTCGAGAGCGGTCATGTGGACTCCGTTTCCACCAGGTACAGGCGGCAGGCCGGCCACCAGGCGCGGATGTCTGGTCCCCATGAGCCGCGGCTGTTGTAGGTCCCTGCCTGCTGGCATTTGAGGAAGGTTTTGTTTCCCGCGCCGGTCTTGTAGAGGTGGGTGCAGCCTTTGCAGCGCAGGCCGGGGCCGGTCTGTGCGGTGGCGGCGTCACGGTGGAGGGGTTCGCGGGTGCCGGGGTTGTATCCGGCGGTGATCAGGGCGCGTTGGCGTGCGGTTCGACGGGCGTCGCGGCCCATGCCCGCGTACGGGTCGGGGATTTCGACCGGTTCTATGTCGGGGAACAGCGGCGGATCAGGCGGGATGGTCATCGGGTTCCTGTTGGGTGCGGTCGTATTCGTTGGTGTGTTCGCCTTGGTTTTTGCAGTAGCGGCAGCCGTTTCCGTTGCAGAACTGGCACAGCGACCAAAGGCGGTTGGGGTGGCGCATCAGAACGGGGGTTCGCCTGGGTCGGTCCAGGACGGCGGCGGTTCGGTGAGTGTTGAGACGGCCGCCCACGGGTCATCGGGCTGGATTTGGCCCCTGTAGTTCCCGCCGCAGGTGTTGCAGGGTTCTTCGCCGTATCCGCCGGATCCGCCGCAGTCGGGACAGTGCTCGAATTCGACTGGCCGCCAGGGTTTGTGGACGGTGAGGACTTCGCGTTCCACGACGGCCGCGCCGAGATCCTGCGGGGTGAGTCCGAGGGCGTGGGCTTGGTGCAGCATGTTGTCGTATTGGGCGACGGCCGCTTCCAGGGTGGGCCGTTCGGTGATGCGTCCGTGGCGGTCGCGGACACCGAATTGGATTGCGGTGGTGGTGTCGTCGGCCGGTTGGGGGGCGGGTTTGGTGGTGGCGCGGAGTCCGAGGATCTTGAGGTTCAGCTGTTCGTTTTCGAGGCGGAGGTCCCGGCACTGGTACTCAAGGTCGATCTTCTCCAGGGCGGTGTTTCGGTGGCGGCCGACGATGCAGCGCGCCCACATCAGAACCGCTTCGGTGTCGGTGCGGGACAGGCCATCCTCGGCGCGGTGACGTTCGATGTAGCGTTCGGCGAACGCGCCGGGGTCGGATGGTTCGATTGGGTGTTCGTGACCGCAGGTATCGCAGGTGGGCCAGTCGGGGCCGTTGCCTTCGGGGTCGATCAGTACGGCGAGGTCGCGGGCATGCAGGACTTTGCCGTCGATTTCACCGATTACGCCGTCGCCGAACGCTTCGAGGTAGTGGCCTACGCGGCGGGCGGCAGCGTCGATGTCGGGCGAGCCTTCTCGGGCTTCGTCGGGGGTCATCAGATTCCTTCGTGGTGGCATTCGCACCGCGCGCCGCCGGGGCACGCACGCGCGGGAATGGGGGCGGTGACCGGCGCGGCGGCGGCTTCGGTGATTTGGTCGAGGGCATCGAGCACGGCGACGAACTCGGCGGGTTCCTCGATCGAAATGACTTCCGCGACTTTCCATGCACCACTGAGGATTTCGGTGAGGTAGTCGCGGGCCTGTTCGATGGTGGTGATGGAGGGTGTGCGGTCGATGACGAGACGCCGCGCCGCTGCGCCGGTGTCGTCATTGTGTACGTAGACGACGAATTGCGCTGGCACGAGCGGGTGTTCAGGTTCCATAGGTTCCGGCTCCTCCGGGTGTTTGAGGGCTTGATCCCTCGAACGGGCTTGAATATACATACGTTAACCGGCTAGGGCAAGGCCGGTTTGGAGACTGATCAGTCGTTGCGGCGCGGGGGTGGCGTGGTGTCGGTGAGGTAACCGAACAGCCACTCCGTCAGGACGCTCACGCCGATCGCGTCGGATAGCGAAACTGGTCCTACCAGTAGATTGCGCTCATTGTCGACTAGTGCGACCTCGCGGTTTGCGTTGACGACGATGTGCACGTCGCTGGGTGACCAGTCGGACATCGGGCTCCTTCCCGTGCGGTGAGGGCTGAATCCCTCTGGCGTGGGCAATTATACACACTTAACCGTGGTCGGTCAAAACTGGGTTATCGGTGAGCTCTCGGCCCCGTAGACGGACAACGGTGCGCTTGTCGATGCCCATGCGATCAGCGATTTCCCTGGCACTCAGCCGCTTTCGGGTGAGCTCCTGCACCTCGGCGGCCCTGGCATCGGCCGCCTCCGCTTTGCCCAGTGCCGGCGGTGGCTCCGCGGTGCATGGTGTGACCTCCACGCGCGGGTCATCGATATCGAGGTCTTCCCAATCCAGTGTCGAGGGCCAGTGTCGGCGGGCTCCGTACAGCCGCGCGCGCTCGCTGGGGCCAGGAGTGCCCGACAGCTGGGTGTATATGTCGTAGATCGCTTTCCAGACTGGCCAGGGAATGATTCGTGGTGTGCGCCGGGCGAGGACTTGAACCCGGTCGATCGACAGGCCGCAGCGGGCAGCGAGTTCGTTGAAGGGCCAGCCGATCCGGTGCAGGGCGTGGAGGCGGCGGGCGGCTCCGATCCCGAGCACCCGGCCTTGGCGTTCGTTCGGCCGGAACGAAGCCTTGTGCAGCGCGTCAGCAGCGCGGATGCGGACGGTGGGGAAGGTGCCGAGATAGATGTCGACCACGGCAGGGCCACAAAGGCCAGTGTCGCGGGCGATGCTGGCGCAGGGCAACCCCAGATCGTCCACCAGATGCTGGAGGTGAGCGCGCACGGAATCGACCGGCAGATAGCCCGGCATGCCTGCGTAGCGGGTGTTCATCGTGTAGCGAGCACGTTTGCGTCCCTGGGGTTTCCACCTGCTGGAGGCCCGGCTGGTGGGTGTGGTCACGCGGTCACCTCGAACAACGGCAGTGTGCAATCTGGTTGGCGTCCCCGGCGCCGGCGGGTGGGGGCGGGTTTGACGATGATGATCTGATCCGGGATGGGTTCGGCGCAGCGCCGCCGCATCTCCGCGAGTTGGTCGATGAGTCGTCCACGGGCTTGGCGTAGGTGATCGAGTTCGGCGAAGGTCGCGGTGAGCGCGGCGGGGGTGATCCGTGACGCGGCAGCACGGCTTTCGGCCCGCTCGCTGGCCGCCTGAGCGACGAGCAGGCGAGTGGTGAGTACTGCGACGGGTTCGCCTCTTGCTGTCTGCACAGTGCGTCGTGAGCAGTGCAGCCAGGCGGCGATGGTTTCGGTGTGCACGCCGCGGTGGGTGAGGTGCGCGATCAGCCATGCTCGGTCGTGGGCGGTGAGTTGGTCATGCCGGACGCGGCCCGCGATAGCGGCCTCGATGAGCATTTCGTCGGGCTCCCAGCGTGGCTGGGGCTGGTGCAGTGGCGTTACCACGGCGACGGTGGTGACCTCGAGGTGTAGCGCGAGGGTGTCTTGTACGCCGGTGGGCGTGCGACGTCGGGTCATCGAATCCTCCGGGGCGGGGTGGGGTCGGCTCCGTCGCTGGCGCGCCGGTACTGCTGTGGGTGGGCCTCCTCGCGGGCGCGGCCTTCGCGCAGGAGCCGGGCGGCCTGGTGGACGTCGGCGGGTTTGGGGGTCAGTAGCTGCTCGGGGTCGTGGCGGCAGCGGTGCGCCCACCCGGTCTTCTCCTCCGCGCCGATCACCCATCCGTACTCGTCGCAGAGATCGCAGTCCGCGCTCGAGTGGATCGACAGCACTTGCTTGGGTTCGTGGCGGCTCATGACCGGCTCCGGAGGGAAGTTGTCCACAGGCTCGGGCGGCGCGCTGGTGAGGTTGCGTTGAGAGCCGGGGACGCGTCTATGGGTTGGTATGTGGTTGGTATGGGTTGGTGGGGGCTCACCCATGAGCCATAGACTTCGCTGAAATGAGCTCTAGACTTCGCTGAAATGAGCTCTAGACTTACCGGCGTTTCAGATGTCTGGGTATCACCGGTGAGCCCTAGACCTGTTGCAGACCAACGGGTCTGAGTGTCATGGGTGAGCCTTAGACCGTCCGGTCTGGGGATAACTCCAGGGCTCACGGGTGAGCTATAGACCCGCCGATTTCCGCCGGGGCAGCCAACGGCAACTCCGTCACATTCGACGGCACCGACAGCCGGTACTCGTCGGCGTGCTTGGCCCACCGGTTCCCGTGCTTCACCTTCTCCAGAAGTCCGGCATCCCGCAGGAATTCCAGGCTCCGCTTGACCGTGGCCGCGCTCTTGCGCGTGACCAGCGCCAGTTCCTCCACGCCCGGAAAGACGTTCGACCCGTCCGGATCGGCGTACGTGGAGACCATCAGCGCCATGTATTTGTGCTGTGCGGGGATATCGAGAGCTCGGATCCAACGCTGGTACTCGAATGAGCCCACCGGCTTGCGCGCGCAGGCGTCGCCCATACCGTCCACCTTCCAACACCAGTGACGCCGCGAAACCTCCTAGGCCACAATGGCTTTCGCATCGCATTGATAGCTTCTCTCCACCCCGCTCGGGCGGGGTGCGGTAATGCGAGCGGGTGGGAGTCGACTGCTATTCGGCTCCCACCCGAGCGCGGGGAATTCAGGAATCGGCAGGCGCGGCAGCGGCCCAGCTGTCCTGGTACTGCTTGGTCAACGCCTGAATCTGGCTGGCGTCCAGGCAATCCCGGATGTCGCGTCCGTCGTGTTCACTGGCGAACCGGTGAACAGCGTCGGCGTGCAGCTGGTCGAACACGTCCTGGTCGCCGCCTGCCCGCCACCGGAACAGCTCGGTCAGCTCCTCCAGCGCGGCGCGGGCGTCGGGTTGCTCCGGTGAGCGTTCGTGGCTCGAGGCGTCGGGGTCGGGTTGCCGTGTCGGGATCGATAGCCCCTGAAGCAGGAACACTCGCAGCGCTACCGATTGCGCTTTCGACACGGCTTTGTCGCCCGAGTCGGCCGCCTCTCCGAAGGTGCTACCGGTCTTCTCGTCGCCCGCAGGCCCATACGCGGTGAACCGCATGTGCACCTCGGCGCACTTCATACCGGTGCCGCGTGTGGTTCGGTACCGTTCGGTCCGCAGCCACAGGGCTTCCGGAAGCAGGAGCACACGGTGCTTGCGCAGTACCGGCCCGATGTCGTTCATGACGGCATCAATGCCCCGGAACCAGAAGCCTTGCTCCTGATTCCGGTCCTTCTTCTCGATCGCCTGCACGTCACCCATGACGTCCAACATCGCTTCCACCACAGTGCGTTTCGGCACCGGCGCGGTCACTGCGGGGGCTCCAGCTCCTTCAGGACCGGGCTGGCACCGAACAGCCCGTGCACGGCCGCACGCGCGTGTTTGGATGGCCGCACAGTCAAGCTGGGGCTGGGCAGACGCCGCGCGGTACCCGGAACCTCCTCGGAGGCAGCACGTTTCAACGCTTCCTCGCACGCCGTAGTGGTCACTGTCCGATGCAGCTTCAGCAGGTGCGGAGCGTGCTCCGCGACCAACGCCGCCACCGCAACGGGATCGGTGTACTCCACCCACGGTTCAACCTTGTCCGGGTACTCCTGGCGGCAGTACGCATCGAACGCTGCACTGTCGGTGATATACGCCTCCACCTGCGGATTCGACATGCTCACCGTACCGAGGGTGATCAACTCGTCCTGCGGGTCGCGGGCGGTGATCTTGCTACCTCGCGGCATTCGCCGGTACAGCTCCGTGCGGTGCGTTTCCCGCTGCTCGGCTACCGCCTTGGCGAGATCGGACAGCAGCGTCACCCGAGCGCTCAGCTCATCGAGTGACACGTCCGCGAGGGGGGCGGCGGCTACCGAAGTGGTTGCGGCCCTAGTGATCTGAGCGTCGGCCGTGGAATCGTTGACGCCGCGTGTGGTTGGCGTGCTCATGCAGCACCAGCCTTAACCGGCTTCGAGCTCGAGGCGCGACGGGAAGTCGAGGGCCTCGACCGGGACATACGCGAACTGTGGGCGGGCGGGTCTGCGGGAGGACTTTCGGGGTCCTCGGCCGCCGGTTCCCACTCCGGATCCCAATTGTTCTGCTTCATCCACTTTTCGACGTCGGCCCGGCTGTACCGGACGCGCGCACACGGCGTATCGCCGCACTTCTTATAGACCGGCCCCCGGCCCTGTGTACGCCACCGCGCCAACGTGACGTGATGAATCTTCATCACTTCTGCGGCCTGACGGTTGGTCAGATAATCCATTGTTCGGCTGTCCCTTTCCCAAGGTACGGAAAGGGGAGTCGCATCTACTGACGGTAGGCAAAGGCTAGCTAAAGAGTGGCGTTGACCGGGGGTGCTCTGTTGCTCCCCGGTAGGCAGATAGGCTAACCTGCTAAGCGTCAGCGCGTGCGATTCCCAAGTCTCCGCGCTGTGCAATGTGGTTAATGGAGGTCATCGGACTCCACTCCGGTGACCTCCGCAACTATAATCCATTATAGCCGTGAAGGCAAAGCTTTCGTTACCCTCGGTCGCCTGATTCCTTCTCCTCTGCTTCCTCTGCTGTCTTCAGGACCTTCTCCATCTGGTCACGCCGGATCTTGTACACCATCGGCGGAGACATCTTCGCCGCCTCGGCGATCGTCGTACGAGGGATCTTCTTGTTCAGCGCTAGGGCGAAGATGATCCGATCGCGCTGTTCCATCAGCCGCGCGGTGGTCTCCTCGATCTCCTCCACGACCGCCCGCAGTTCCGCCAACGACCCTTCGGCGTCGGGCGCGCGGATAGCCTCTAACAGCTGCTCCAGCTGCTCCGGATCAATCGGCGCATCATTCCCCATGGCGTGGAGGCTACCGCCCGCCGGCACGTGACCGGGCACGCTGCGTGTGCGCGCGCTCAAAATCGGCCACCGCCCGAGCTGAGATCCTGATGAGTCTGCCCACCCGCAGGTGCGGGATCTGCCCCCGTGCAACCATCCGCTGCACTTCCCGCGGCGTCAGCTTCCACCGCGCCGCAACGTCTTCGCACCGCATCCACTCGTCCTCGCTCATAGCGACCCCGGCTCTGCCTGCGACTCCGACTCTGTCTCGAACCACAACAGATGCAGGGGTGCGTCGACCGCGCCGGCGATCCTCACCGCCACATCTTCGCGGCACAACTTCTGCCGTCCGGCCAGCAGGTGGTCGATCTTCGAATGGTGCGTGCCAGCCTTCTCCGCGAGTTGGCGGGTCGATAAGCCGGACTGTTTCATCAGTGCCCGCAGGGTGTCGCTACTTCTCAGCCGCCTCACGGGATTGCCTCCCCCTCCGGGTGTTCAGTGTTGATGTTAGTTAAAGCTGGCTACTGCTAATTATCAGGCAATTCATCCACACTGAGCGTGAAACGTCAAGTGCTGGTAGAGATCCGGCAAACACTTGGTAGGCGAACGATAATCAGCAATAATCCAATGCGGCTGTGTATCACCCGGTTACACGGCTGATAGATCGAAAGTCGTTGATAGGCACCAAGTGTGCCGAGCGCCAGGAAGGCGGGGACCCGTGGAGCTCAGAGAGCTGATCCAGGAACGTAAGCGGGGACGGTCCTACTTCCAACTGGAAGTGGATGGAGGCCATGTTCTGAAAGCTGCGCGGTGGCATCAAATTGCGACCGGACAGCTACGGGATTTCCCCGCGCCGCGCTCGGTCGCCGCAATGGCGAATGCGCTCGGTGTCTCGCAGGAGACCGTCATCTTGGCAGCCGCGAAATCGCTAGGGCTGGAAACCAGACCCCGGTCTGTTTTGGCGGAACTCCTCCCCGACACGGCCGCCGAACTCCCCGACGCGTGCGTGTCCGCAATCCTCGATCTCATCCGCGCCATGTGTGCTATGCAAGGCGCGGCCCGGTGAGCAAAGGCGACGGCTGGATACAAAAGAAAGTCCGCATCTCACCAACAACCGGGAAAAAGACCACTCGGTATATAGCTCGGTACACGCCACCCGGCGGAATCGAAGAATCGAAATCATTCACCCGCGAAGGACGTTCCAGCGAACCCGGCACCGCGGCGCATTGGCTACACCAGAAACGCGAAGAGGTCCGCACCGGTGAATACATCGACCCTGCCAACAGAGAATGGACAGTAGGTGAATGGGCCGACGCATGGCTTGACTCCTACACCGGCATCGGCGACGACTCCCGCGCCATTTACCGCAACACAATCGAACTCGACATCAAACCCAGCGGCCTCGGTGACCAACCGCTACACGCCGTCGACCGCATCATCATGGGCAAATGGGTCAACTCGCTCACCGAAAACCGTTGGTGGGACGAGCACAAGAAACCACACGCCCCCTCCACCGCGGCCGTCCGCCGCACCATCACCGCCATGATCTTCGGCGCCGCAGTCGAAGAGGGGATCCTCAACCGCAACCCCATGCGCAAAGTCCGCGCCCCCCAAGTCGATGTGGACATGGAACCCATCGACCCCGAAGAACTCCCCACCATGGATCAGGTGTGGCAGCTCCACAGGATCGCCCAGGACTGCGCCCCCTACATGGCCGAACAGATCATCGTGACCGCCGGCACCGGCCTGCGCCCCGGTGAACTGCTCGGCGTCCGGCAGACCGAGATCCGCGACCGCGAAATCCACGTTGTCCGGCAACGGAATCTGAAAGCGGCGGGAGTGGTCTACAAGTCCCCGAAAAGTCGTGCCGGCCGCAGGCGTGTGCCGTTCGGTGATGAGGTGGAAGCGGCGATCGCCCGCCACATCAAGACGTACCCGTGCGAGGACGGCGCGGTGATCTTCCAGAACGCCACGGGGGAGTGGCGGCGCTCCACCTGGGCGTCACACTGGCAGCGCATCCGCGCCAAGGCCGGGCTGGAGCACATGCGGTTCTACCTGTTGCGCCACTACTACGCGTCGGTGCTGATCGACGGCGGGGCGTCCCCGAAACTGGTCATGTCGCGCATGGGTCACAAGAACTCGAAGTACACCCTGGAGCGATACGCCCGGCTGTGGCCTGACACCGAGGAAGTCACCCGCGAACTGTCCGACTCCGGGCTGAAACGGGACAAAGACGGGACAATCGTCCCCGACCCCAACGCGACGACCGCACCGGAAACCGAGCCGGGGGACGCTGACGAGGAAGAGGAAATCTAGATGCAGATCGACTGGGAAATGCTGCGTACCAGGGCATATGAGGTCATGCAGAACGCGTACGCACCCTACTCAAAGTTCCCTGTCGGGGCGGCCGGACTGACCGCCTCCGGGGTGATCGTGGGTTGCAATGTGGAAAATGTCTCAATCGCTCCACGCTAACCTACCCGTGGGTAACAGAAAATTACCGTTCGCTATCGCGTGTTATCGCTCGCTATCGCTTGCTACAAGGGGGTTGAGCGGCACTCTTCGCGACCCCCGCGACCGGAGCGTCAACCCGCGACCGCGCAACCGGGACACTGACGGGACAAAACGGGACACCCGCTACAGCGGCCGAGGCCGGTTGAGCGCCGCATAGACCTCGGCCGCGAACTCCTGGTCCCCGGCACGCTCCAACCGCACCAGCGCCCGCATCAGCAGCCCCCGCATGTCGAACACAACGTCCCGCAACTCATCCTGCTTGCGGTCCAACTCGCGGATCTCGGTCTTCAACCCAGCGACCTCGGTTTTCAGACCGGCGTTCTCCTCACGCAGATCCGCCGCCACCCGCCCCGCGATGTCGGCCGCCTTCGACCCGATATCCGCAGTGGCTTGCGCGTAGTTCGCCTGACGGTTCCGCCACCCGAAGAGGACACCACCGAGCCCGGTCAACGCGCCGAGCGTGCCACCGCCCGCGGTGATCAGAGCCGCCCAGTCAGTCATCCTCTGATCCAATCTCCCGAATGCGTCGCTCCACCACGACGATTCGCTGAACATCCCCTGCCACCATCCACAACGCGCAAAGCACCAAACTGCCTACCACCCACGCCGCCAGCGATGCCCTTTCCGCCCACGTCACTTGCAGCACCGACACCACGTATCCCGCCGACGCGCCGGCCACCCCAAGATTCCCCGACAGCTGCAACCACATGCTGCACGCCCACCGCCGCATCAACCCCAACCCCAGCAGCGAGACGGCCGGGAACACGATCAGCATCCCAATCCACAGCACGCCGATCGTGTCGCCCATGGCCTGGGCGACCGCGCCCGGCGGAGCACCCATCAACGCCGACTGCGTCCCGGCTGCCATATAGCTGAGGTACACGATCACCTGAAACGGCCGGACAGACCGCAAATCGTCCGGCCTCAAACCCATCACGGCTACGTCAACAGTGCCGTAACGATGGTGGCCAGCGCCGCCAGGATCTTCGGCACATCGCTGACCGAGAGGTTCAGATAGCTGCTCATCCCTTCTTTCCTCCCTTCGCGTTCCTCGGATCCCGGAAGCCCTCGATGCCGAGCGCGGCGCCGATCACAGCGAGCGCGTCCACCAGGGACAGGCCACCCAGTTGCTCCCAGCCCTGCCACGCCTCCGCGCCTCCGCGGCGGGTACCCGGCCCGCCGAGCTGATCGAGCACCAGGCCCACGTGGTCATCGATGGCGGTCTGAATCAGGCCGCGCGAGACGGTGTCGCCCTGCTTGTTGGTGGTGGTCTCGTCCCATACGGACATGCCGGAACCTCCTGTGCGGTTGGGTTTGCGGTCGATGACCGCCTGAACGTCGCGGCGGAAGGCGTCCATGTCGATGCCGGCCGGGTCGATCTTGCCTTCGCTGCTGTACTCCCGGTGCCCTACACAGTCAGCGGCATCACGGCCGAGACGGCGCAGGATCGCAGCGCAGCCGCGCTTGTAGGCATCGAGTTGCACGGGGGTCCAGTCGAACCGGCCTCGCGCGTCCGGCGTGCCGCGAGACACCGCCTCGATGCCGATGACGTGATAGTTCGCGTTGTCGGTCGGCCAGCCCGGCCACCGGCCGCGCCCGGCATGCCAGCACACCCCAACCGCGATCACGCGATAGGTACCGTCCCGCTCCAACACCAGCTGCGACAACGGGCCTTTCAAATCGGCACGGCCGTATTGGACGACGCGCCAGTCGTTCTCGCCGCCGCCCGCGGTGTGGTGGCAGAGCACACCGCGAATGTCCCGGAAATCGCCATGACCCCGTTCGCGCCAACCCTCGTGCTCGATCACGCGCAAGCCCTCCGCGCGCAGCACGTCGGCCAACCAGACCGGGTCACCTGTCCATGTCATAGACCGCACGGTAGGTACCGGGGGCGCAACCGGCGCGGACAATACACGCGCCGTCGCAGTGATACACGCGACAGCCGTAGGCCTGAGAACAGCGTGCGATCCGCCCATAATGCCAGGCAGGCCGAACTATTCGCTTCGGGCATCCCTGCCTAGGCGACGACACCACGCCATGGTTCATACACACCAGCTGACGTATCGTTGACTGAACTAAGGAGGTGACATACATGGCAATCGAGTACCTGACCACCGCGGGTTTCGCGGACCTGCTGGGCCTCTCGGTGTCCACCATCGAGGGCTACAGTCGCAACGGGAAACTACCCGCCCCGGACGCCCGAGCCGGACGCTACAAGGGCTACCTCCCTCAAACCATCGAAGAGTGGGAACGTCGCCGCCCCGGTGTGCGCACCCCCCGCGCAGACGAAAACTGGCACATCTTCCCGCACAGCACCATCACCTACCTCACCGTCCCCGAATTCGCCGAACGCATCGGCGTTGTTCGGGGGGCGATGAACCGGTACAAGCTGCCACCGGAAGACGCCCGAATTGGTGCCATCCGCTGCTACCTCCCCCAAACCATCGACGCCTGGAACGAGCGCCGACCGAAACGTGGACGCACCTCCGCCGAAAACGCCGACTGGCACCTACCACCCGAACTCCGACACGGCAGCAAATAACCCGCGCTACTCCAGCCCGCCGGCCAACCGCGCGAAATTGGAGAAGCTGGAGCGTTGCTCCGCGACCGAGAACTCAGGCGGCACCGCGGTATCCGGGCCGGGCTCGGCGTTTCGAACCCGATCCGGTGTCGTATACGAATAGGTCCGCTCGTAGTAGGTGTCCAGCTGCTCCGGGCTCATGTGCTCGGTGATGATCACCTCCACCACATCCAGCAGCGCATGCATATCCGGGAGTTGGCGCAGCGGGTCCGGGATCCCGGCCATAATCAACCGGCCCCGGATCATGCGCCAATTCTTCGCCGCGAACGCTGCTAGCGCTGCGACGGCCCCGTAGGGCGGGCCGTGTTCATCGTCGCAATCTGCTTCGTCAACTCCGAGAAGTCCGCGATCGTGAACTCCGTGTCCGGGTCCATCATCAGCTTGACCAGCTCCGCATACGACCGCGGCGAAATATGATTCGACACGAACAGCGCCCACATCTCGCTGCGGACCTTCTCCGGCGCGTACTTCGAGGTCGCCAACCCGAACGCCTGCAACGCTTCCGGCCGCGCCGCACGCACCTGCACATCGATCCCCTTGAACGGGATCACCGCATGCGGCCACTTCGGGACCGGGTTACCGTCATCATCCCGGTACACCTCACCATCCGGGCCGATGTCGTACTCTTCGCCATCCGGGTCGATCACCGCGAGCGGACTACCCGCCGGCACCACCGTGGGGGAGTCGATCTCGCTGCGTTCCTTCGCCAGCTCGGCGCGTTCCCTGTCCAGCTCGGCGCGCCCTGCATCGATCACCCGTTGCTGACGCGCGCGCATCATCTCAGCGACCTCCGCGTCATAGGCGGCGCGTTCCTTCGCGAGTGCTTCGGCCTGTGCCGCCAGATCATCGGCGCCGGACGGCGGTTCGTGGGTTGTCATGGTATTGCTCCATCCCTGTTCGTGCTGCCCTGGATACGAAGGCGCACGTTAAGGGAGAGGGGCGCAACGGGGAGGCCCCCTATTGGTCCATCATTGGTCGCTCCTGGCCGGCGATGAGGCTTTGATGCGCGGGACCCTGACCTCCGATGGTGAGATTGGTCCCGGTAACGGTCAAGCCGTGAAAGTGGAAGGTTTGCTCGATGACTTGGCGGGCCTCGCTGTTAATCTCGTCTGCGACGTGGGGCTCCCCGGCCTGCGGCGTAGCCTGCTCCAGCTCCAAAGCTAGATCCAAAGTCAGAGTCCGGACCTGGTCCAAGATTCCTATGAACAGCGTCGGCGCGACGGTGTACTTCACCTGTAAGCAGCCCCAGTGGGATGCGACACCGGCTTTGCCTGCCGAGATCAGCGAGTTGTAATAGGCCACAGCCTCGGCTGGCCAGGAAAAGAAGATGCGTTTCTCCGCTGCCGCTGCCTCGATCTCAGCGATGGGCTGAAAGAAGCTCTGAGTGAAAAGTACCTCCGCAGCCTTCTCGGCAAATCCAGTCCGGGCGACCGGGTGTCCAGTCAAGGAAGTCGCGCCCATCCCGACGTAGTCGCCCTCGGGCGCAACCGGAAACGGACCGCGGTAGGACGGCAGAACGTCGTCCTCACTTGGATAGCCGGTCAGTTCGTTGTTCACCCACGGCAGCAGCGTGTCCCGTGCACCGGTACGTGTTGCGAGGACCTTCAACCTTCGCAAAAGTGTGGGCACCGATCCGGTGCCCTGCGCTTCGTCGATAACCACCTGTAGCAATGTCATGGCGAAGTCCAGGTCGGCTCTACGCCGGAAGGCCCAGATGAGCGGTAACCAGCCCCCATACGGTGGTGACTACCGTAGCCGTCACTTGCTCGCGAACCGTATCGAGCCAAGAGGTCACCGCAGGGCCAGGTTCTCCCTGCACTTCACCGTCGCGGTCCAGTGCATCCGAAAGTTCATCAACCTGTGTATCCGACAAACCTGCGTCGCCGAGCTGCTGCAACAGCTGGTCACGGCTTATCACGGTAGGTGCGTTCATGGACTGGTTCACAGGACCGCTGCTACCGAACGCCACGTTAGAGCCATTCATCGTCACGCCGTTGAAATCGAAGTTGCTGATAGCGTCCACTCCTGAGCGAATTACCAGCTCACCGGGCGGTGAGGCGAACGGTCAGCGTACCGCCGACATGCCTCCGAAAGGCCTAGAGTTCGCCACAACTCCGCCACTATGTGATCACGGGAGTCGAGAACACGTCTAGGCGTACGGGTCCGACCTTGCCGAGTCGGTGCGGGACCGGATCCCCATACGCCGCGATCCACCAATCCAATCCCCACGCATCGGTTTTCCAGCTGACCTGCACGCGGGCTCGCACCTGTTGGCCGGCGGGCAACGTGATCACATCCCCGATCGGGACAGTCGCGGTCGGATGCCGATCCTCCAGCAGGATGTACACCGCCACGGTGGGGCCCACATCGCCGGTGCCCGCATCGACAAGGCCGCGGACTCGTGATTCCTCGGTGAGTGTCGGTGTCGGCGGGGCGGCCCCGAAACTCGTTCCCCATTGATGCCGGATCACCAGGTGTTTGAGTCCGTCGATGCTGTAGCGGATGGGGCCTTGAGTCATCAGCGCGTACACCGATTGCGTGATGCCGGTGGTGTTCGTCCATGCGACATCGACCGTGAACAGGATGGTGCCCGCCGCGTTGTTGGCTGGGGTGAAGGTCGCGCCCCCGCCCTGCGCGGTCGCGCGATGTTGAAACTGCCACTGCCGCAACGGTGACAGCTCGCCATCGGTGACATCGAAGAACTGCGGCTCGATGCAGGGGTTGGTCATGGTGTCGCCTCCGGGGCCGCCCACAGCCGCATACGCACCCAGTAGGCGCGCACCACCTGTAGCGCGGTGTTGGGTGTCCGCCACTGGCCCGGCGATGTGTAGAGGGCCGCATAGCGGGCGTGGACGGTCTGGCCAGGGGTGAGGGTGCCGATCGGTTCGTAGCGCACCGAGTCGTCCCACCCTCGAAACAAGCGGCCGTACACGATCTGATTGAGATTGAACGGCGTCAACGAGACTCGGGCGCCGATCCCGTCATCGGACGCGTACGGGGTCGGTGCGTTCGGTGCGGTCCCGGTATCCCAGGAGAGCGCGTCATCCAGCACATAGGTGTTCGGGTTGGAGGCGATGATCACCCGCGGTGCGCGGTGGATCTCCACCCACACCCGCTGTTGCGCATCGGTCGAATTCGTCCAGCTGATCTCGGATTCGATGAACGGCACCGGATCCGGGCTGCGTTCCACTGCGCCGTCGCGCGTGCTCGTGGTGAATCGTTCGGCGACTGGACGCGGAAACCACGACGCATCCAGGCCGGTCCCGCGCGGTGAGGAAAACATCCACTCCGACGAGCAAATCGACAGGCTCATTGGACCGCCTCATCCATCATCGGGAAAGCCCACAACCTGAGCTTGACGCCACGCGCGTACGCCTCGTGCAACGGCAAATTCGCGTTGGCGTTGTTGGACCACGGCGGGGGAGTCCACACATAACAGCGGTAGTGCACATTCAGCGTCGACCCGGCCGGCAGTTCGTACCATTCCTCGCTGGCGGTGACCGGGTAGTCCTGATACAGCCGCCCCGGGTCGGGTTGGCCGGCGTTGTCGGTGCCGATGTCCATCGCCTGCGTGCACAAGCTGTTGACGAGGGCGTAGGAGTTGGGGACGGTCGGGGTGCCGTCGATCCGGTGAGTCCACGAATCCCAGATCTGCACCGCGTTGGGGTTGCTGCTGATGATGGTGCGGTAGCGGCGGATCACCTGCAACCGCATCCGCGACGGCAGCGGACTATCCGAGGTCCATGACGCCTGCGCTTCCACCATCAGACGGCCCGGTTGCGCGGTGAGCCCTGCCCCCGTGATCGCCCCGTCACCAGTCGCGGTCGCGGTCACCTGCGCCACCATCCGCGGCGCACTCCATTTCGCCAACCCGAGCTTGCCCGCGCTGATTGACAGGTTCCGGCTGACACAAATTTCAGGCACGCCTATTCCTTCCTGGACGCGAGCGACAGCGACAGCGATGTGGGGATCGGGTTATCGAACCCGCCCGCCCCGACCAACCGGGATGCGGAGGGCTGTGCCCACAACCCCACCGTCTGACCGGCCGTCAGCGACAACATCCCGGAGATAGTGGAGTTGATGACGACGTTGCCGCCGGTCTCCAAAACCCGGCTGGCCAACCGGGTTTCGCCATCGACGTACACCAACGCCATCAGCATCGCGCCGCCAGCGGAAAACCAGACTGTCGCGCTGACGTTGTAGAGGCCGGTCACCGGCACGATCACCGCGTCCAACTTGGCTTTGCCGCCGGTCCAGTCCCCACCGGCCTGGGCCGCGACCCCATCGAATTCCACCCAGGCCCCGGCATTGGTCACGGTCTGGTCGGCGGTGCGGGTCACGATCACCGCGGCCGGGGTGTCGGTGGTGATGGCGTCCGGGTCGTCTTCCCCGGTGGTGGGCTGCTGTGCGAGCACCACCGATCCGCCGGCCACGTGGGAGACGATCAGATGGCCCTCGTCGGAGGTGGAGATCACCCACTTTCCGACGCGTTGGGATGTCGGGTTCTCCAAGCTTTCGAGGCGGCGATTGGTGTCACGCGCCCACTCGGCATCATTGACCGGCTGGTTGATCGGCTCTGCGGTCCCACTCATCCCTGTACCTGTCCTCCTGCTTGCTCCAGCTCGGTCAGGTCATCGGGAGTGGACAGCCGGACCGCGACTTCCATGCCGGTGCTCGACCCTGTGACGGTCACCTGATCCAGTCGCAGCACCGTACGTAGTCCCAGCGCAGACACCATCAAATAGACACCGGGCACCAGCATGTCCAGCTCCACCGGCGCATCCACCGAGAGGGTCGCGGTCGGTGGGATCACCAATTCATCGCGGATCGTCGCCCGGCGCCGGATGTATTGGCCCGCCGCAGTGGCGATATTCGCCACGCCCTTCAAATCATCGAGCGACATGATCGATTGCAGGTGCAGGCCGGCGAGGTCAGTGCGCTCGGTCGTGGAACCGTTCTTGCCTTGCACCCGCACATCATTGGAAGTGCGTGCACCGGACCGGCGGATCTTCGCGCCACCGGAGATATCGCATTCCGCCAGCTCGGCCACGATCCGGACCGGCTGATCCCCCAGGATCGGACGCCCACGCACCACCGTCCACCGCAAACCCATCTTCGCCAGCTCGCTCATGTCCTGGTGCATCATCCGCAGGTCTGCGGCCACCGAGAAGTCATAGGGCGCGTCGATCCGTGCGGGCAGGGTTTCGGGTTCAGCCGCAATATTGTGCAGGCGGAGCATGTTCCGCCACATGTCCGCGGCGATCGGTGCCACGTCCATCTGCTGCCACTGCTGGGTGATCTGAGTGCGGGTGCGCCACATGAAGGTGGACACGTCGCGGACATCGACGCTCATGCTGGTCCGGTCCCGGCTCAGCTCCTGCACCGGCCCCGTCCACTGGAGGCTTTGCCCATGCCAGCACGACACCCAATGCACCCACGGCGTGATCTCGGGGGTGATCTCCTGCACCGGCGCGGTCAACGACAGCCGCGACACCTCGGTTTGTTCTCGGGTCCAGCTGAAATTGCCGGGGCATTCGACCGCCCCCAGCATCGCACCATCGACAGTGTGTACCCCGAACACGGGCGGTTCCAGTCTCACGCGGACCGCCCCCGAACCTGCACCTCCACAGTGAAATCCGCGCCGGGCGCGTGCTCGGCCACCAACTCCCAGCACTGCCCGGCATCGAGCACCGTCGACGTCCACGGCGCACCCGAAGGTGTCGACACGATATTGCGTTGCTGCACTTGGCGGCTGTCCACGATCCCGTAGGCGCGTCCGGTCACCGAGTCCGCCACGATCGTCCCGCCGGCCGGTAGTCCCGCGATGGACAGGAACCCGGTCCGGTCACACATCGCGGTCACCCCGCACGGCCGGAACCAGAAATTCACCGACACCGGCGCAGCCCCCGCCGTCACGGTGATCGTGACCGCTTGGTCGACACACAGCACGCCCGCCGCAGTGGGAATGGTCGAGACCCGGGTCGTGACTTCGCAGACCGGGATACAGCCCGAGCACACCGGCGGCTGCACCGGCCGCGTATCGATGATGTTCGGCACGCATTCGACGCTGGCCAGTACCGGCATCTCCGCACAAGATTCGGGCTCCTCGCAATCGGGAGCGTGTGTCCACGTGATCTGTTCGACGGTGGTGGAGTCCCACACGATCGTTTCGGCGGTGACCGGCCCATAGGTGTAGGGGTCCATCACCCCCAGCGTGAATTCGGCTTGGAACAGCGCGCCTTGCCGGTTGTCCTCCCCGCGCGTATTCCGGCTCGAAGTCACGCGGGGTTCTTTGGCGAGCACTACCCGGTTCATGGTGCGCCGCAACAACGCCGGGGAGGCACTGGAGTTCTCCGGATGGGCGGCCAGGAACTCCAGCGTCGTCCCCGCCCACGCCTTCGCCGGACGCAACCGGCACGCCAGCCACTCCAACCCATAGGCCGCGCCCGCGTTCGTGCACGCCACGATCGCGACCTCCACGGTGAGAGTGCGTGCGGCGTCGCGGTGCGGTCCCGCGACCCCACCCGCACACAACGCGTCAGCGATTTGCCGGTCCACCGGTGTCGGACCCCACCCCTCCACGGCCGTCACCCAAAACCCCAGCAACTCCGCCGATTGCGGGATGTTCGGGTCGTACCAGGGCGCGTTGGGGATCACGTACACGTCGTCGGAGTTGAACGCGCGCAAGCCGGGCCAGGAGTCGTCGTATTGCACGTAGTCGGCGCGGCACACACACATCGCCTGCGCCAACGCCTCTTCCATCGACTCCGGGATCCCGGGCTGGGCGTGGGCGACCAGGCGGGAGGTGTTGGTCAGTTCGGCACCGCCGACCGCGAGATATCCGCGAAACACCTCACACCTCCGGTTCTGGGATCGGTACGGGCAGCGGCGGATTCGGTGGCCTCACACCCGCCAGCCCGCGATAGCCACGCTCAGCTGGTTCGGCGGCCGGCGCATCCGGGACGCCTACCGAGCGTTGCTCGAGGTCTTGCGCCTGCGCGGGAAACACGGTGCCCTCCATCAGTTCAGCAGGTCGAGTAGGTGGGATTGCACGGCTTGCGGGCCACCGGCCCCGATGTAGGTGATCGGTGCGTTCACCGTGCTGACACCGCGGCCCTGACCGGACTCCAGCGCGGTGACCATCCGGTCGAACAACTGGGTTTGCCGGGGGCTGAGCACCCGCTCCGGCTCCACGATGTCCTTCGGCATGAGGCCCTTTCCGATCGCCACACCGCCGGAGTCGAACGAGTCGATGGCTGCGCCTGCGCCGATCGCGAGACCGGCGACCATCACCGATGCGAGACCGGCCAGGGCCGCGCCTACCACCGCGCCGATCGCCGCGCCGATCGCGGTACCGATCACCGGGATAAACGACCCGATAGCGGCACCGATGGCGGTAGTGGCCAGGGTGATCATCGCGCCCAGGATCGCTGTCAGGATCGGGATTAGTACCGCGGTCATCAGATACCGCAACACGGCTTTGATTAGCTCCCGGTTGATCCGGTTTTGTTCGGAGATCACCAGATCCCGGCTGGATTCGTTGCGCTGCATCAGCTCCGCGGTGTCGGCCACGATCCGGCCCGACGAATCGAAGGTGCCGATGAGGTCCTTACGCATGCCCTGGATCTGCTCCAAGGTCTCGATCAAGGTGTCTCGCACCTCGATCTCTGCGCCCGTGACCTTCACAATCAAATCAACCAAGGTGCCTCCCGAAATATCCTTTCCGAGAACACCTTTCGACTCATCCACCCGCGACGGTTTCTGTGCGAGCGCGGCGTTGGCGACGGTCTGGGCCACCTGCTGGAAGGTTTGTGCGGCCGTATTCGCGACGGACACAACGGCATCGGAGATTGCCGCAGCGGCATCGAACGCGCTGCCAGGCTGCCCGAACGGCACCGTCTGCGTGCTGCCCTCGGACGGCAAATTCTGGACGGCGGCGGTGGTGCGGTCCGTACCGGCGGTGATCTGCTTCCCGATGCCGGACAGCCAGTCCTCAACCACATTGATCGATGAATCCATGGCCGACTTCACGACCGGCATCAGCACATCGAACCCGAGCTGGTGGGCGATACCGTCCAACGCGGACTGGAGTTGCGCGGTCTGATTCGCCACCACCAGTTCCTGCGACGATTCGTTGCGTTCGATCAGATCCCGTGTCTCAGCGAGGGTTTGGCCCTGCTCGGCGATAGCTTGCTGGGTTTGCTCCACCTGTCGGGCTTGCTGCTGCTCAGCCACAGAGTTCACGGCCGTCGCCCCGGACCCCAAGCCCGCGATGCGTTGCAGCGCCGCCACCAAGGTTTCGAAAAGACGGGTTTGGGTCGGGTCCAGGACTCGTTCGGGCTCCAGCACATTTTTGGGCATGAAGCCCACGCCGGTGGCGATACCGCCAGCATCGAACGGCGTCAGTGCCTCGAACGCCCGACCCGCCAACTCCTGGGCCTTCTGCCACGCAGACGGCAGCAGATCACCCAAACCGCCCACCAGGTCCGCGACATGCTCGGCGGACTTGTCTTGCAGGATCTCCAACCCTCGCGCCGGGATAGCCCGGATCGCGGGCGGAGGCAACCCGATCGCTGTTTGCATCTCCGCACGGATCGGGTCAGTGATCTCCCGGAACACCCGATCGATCTGGCGCTGCACGAAATTGCGTTGCTCAGGCACGGACGGACCCACCGACCCGCCGCCGGTCGACGGCTGGAAAAAGCCGTTCGCGCCGATCGGCAACCCATACAAGCTGGCGAACGAGTCGACCGGGGTACCGCGACCGTAATGCACATTCCCCAGCGCGCCACCGGATTCCACCCGTGCGGCCGGGATACCGAGTTCCGGGATACCACGCAGCTCGCCGGCGGTGTGCCCGCCACCCGGGCCGCCCGGATCATCGGTGATGCCCACCAGCATGCCGACGCCCTCGCGCAGGTTTTTCACCAGACCTTGCGCACCGACCTGCGGGTAGCCCGCGAACGAGCTTGTGGCCCAATACCGTTGCCACGGATTCCCGCCCAGAATCGCGGCGATGATGCTGCCCATGAACCCGGAGCAGTCGAACGAGTCACCCACGAACCGTGGCCCCGCCCACTGATACGGCCGCCCGTCCTGCGCCCGCGCGAACTCATGCCCGGCCCGCAGCTGATGCATCCACGGCAGCACCGCGCCACCCTCACGGAACCGCGGCAGCAACGGATCGAACAACCCCTCTGGGGAGACGTTGCCGAAGCCTTTGGCGCGCACCGCCGCCCCATACGCATCCAGATTCTCCCGGCCCAGGTCTTGAACGATCCGCCCGCCGTCCCACGAGAACGGCACACCTCGCGCGATCATGTCGCGAATCGCATACCAGACGTTTTGCCCTCCGGCCGCCAGTACCTCGGAGGCTTTAACGATGTGCTCACCGGTCGACAACCACGCCGGGATACTGTCCGACGTGCCGGTCCCCGGCCCGAAAACCGCGCCACCACCAGCGAATCCGAGCACGACAGGTTCCATCGGCTCCAAGCCCGGCAAGAAATCCGCTGCCTGATTCCAGGCCTTGCGCAAGCCGTCGTTCCATACGGTGTTGACGAAAAACCTGACCGGGACCGCAACGAGTTCCTTGAGCTGATTCCATTTCTCACCGATCGCGTCGACGCCGGTGTCGAACCAGCCGCGCAACCGCTCGAGTCCGCGACCCGCACCCGGGAACACGGTTTCGGTGAGCCAGTCGACCGCCTCAGTGATCCGGTCCGACATCCAGCCGACTCCGGCACCGATGACGTCGAACACGAATCCGGCGACGCGGGCGGTGTTCTGGAGTGCGGGGATCAGGATCGGCAGCAGAATGTTCTCGGCCAACCAGGTCAGCAGCTCCATGTATTTGACCGTGACCGGGGCCAGCTCCACGAAGATCCGCAGCAGCGACGGCAGCAGATCGGCCGCCATCTTCGCGAGTTCCGGCAGCAGCGGCAGCACCGCGAGCATCAGATTCGAGAACGCACGCACGATATCCGGCAGCACTGGGGCTATCTGCCGGATCGCGTCGGCCAGCGCCACCCCGATCGTTTTCGCCACCTCAGCCAAGATCGGCGCCATCTGCTCGATCACCGGCTTCATCTGGTCCGCGAATTGGGCGATCACCGGGGCGAGCGCGGCAAAGATGTCGGACAGGGCTGGAGCGAGGGCGATAAGCACCGCAGACAGCGACTCAGCGATCAGCGGAATCAGCGGTGCTACTGCGCTGACCAGGCCAGCGAAGCTCTCAGCCAGCGGCCCGAGCGAGGGTGCGAGCGCCCGGAACGCTTCGGCCAGGACCTCACCCACCACCACCGCGACCTGCGCGAGAGGCTCGATCATCGGGCGCAGCGCATCGAACATCGCGGACAGCAGATCCGCGATCACCGGCAAAACGGGCTGCAAACCCTCAGCCAGTTCCCGGATGAACAGGGACAGGCTCGGCATGACCGCAGTCAGCGAATCCGCGAAAATCCGGCCGAGATCACCCAGCGCCGGAGCGATAGCCACGAGCGCGTCCCCCAGCGCTTCGAACAGCGGTTGCAGGCTCGGCAGGACCCGGTCAACGATCGTGATCAGCGAGGTGACCAGCGACCCCAGCAGCGGACCCACACCGGTCAGGGCCTGCGTCAGGCCCTCGAACATCGAGGACAGCAGACCCGAATCCGCCGCGGCGGTGAACGCCTTACCGATCTCCCCGCCGATGGACGCGAAAGCCTGCCCCAGCCCGAACATCGCAGGCTCAGCCACAGCGACCAGATCGAGCATCCCCTGTGTGAATCCGCCTGTACCGGCCTGCATCCCGGCCAGCAGATTCGAGGTACCAGCGAAAACGCTGCGCAGACCTTCCAATCCGCGCGCGGACCCTATGAAGTTCAGGAAGCTGTCGGCGGCGTTGTTCATCTCGCCCGCGACACCGACCATGCCCTCCTGGACCACCGGCAGCACCCGGACACCGAGATCGGTCAGGGTCGCGCCCAGGCCCTCGAACGCCTCCTGTTGGACGGCGTCGCCCAGGCCCTCGGTCAGCGGCTTCAAATCCCTTGCCGCCAACACGAATTCCCGCGCGCTGGGCGCGAGCTTCGCCATGGCCTTCGCGTAGGCCTCCGCCGAAGGAGTGCCGGCCGACTGCGCCTCGGCTACGGCCGCCTGTGCTTGGGCTACCGCCCGCTGCGCTGCCTCGGACTGCCGCGCCGCCGCCTGCACCCGCTTATCGGCCTCGGCTGCACGGTCTTTCGCCGCGACAACCCGATCACCGTTCTCGATCCCTTTCTCTTGCGCGGTGGCCGCTTCCTCGGCCACGTCCTTCCCGCGCTCGACCGCCTCATCCAAGTTGAGCTGCGCGCGTTCGACGCGCACGAGAGCTTCCCGGTATTCGTCGTAGGTTTTCGCCTTGCCCACGGCTTTCTGCGCCTGCTCCAGCGAAAGAGCAGCCTCTTTCTGCGAGAGCACCGAACCGCGCAGTTTCAATTGCAGGTCTTCGAGGTCTTCGGCCTGGAGCCGGTAGGAGTCCGCTACATCCCGGTTCGCCTCGTCCTGGTCGCGGACCGCGTCGGTGTAGGACTCCTGCGCCGACGTAGCGCCGTCCAACGCGGACTCCAACGAGTTCTGTGCGGACGCAATCGCTCTCGCTGACGCAGCGGCCTCTTCCGGCCCCTTCTCCGCCGCGTCGGCGGCCGCGTCGAACGCATCCTTCATCCCAGACAGGGCGACCGTGGCCGTACCGGCCGCCGCGGCGATAGCCGGACCCAGCGCCGCCGCCCCGACTACCAGACCACCGACCGCCCCCGCTGCTACGGCGGCTGCGCCGCCGATCGCCGCGATACCGGCCGCGCCGCCGCCACCGAGAAGGCCCGCCGCGAGCAGCACTCGCCGCATCGAGGAATCCATACGACCGAGACCGGCGATGCCCCGGTCAACATCGACATCGACCTCTTGCCGGATGGGACGCGCGGCCTCCTGCAACGCCCGCCGCAACGCCTCGAAATCCGCCAGCGCCTGCGCCTGGTCGAACCGCACATCGACCGGGACGCTCATCCGGAACAGCCCGGAGCGTTCCATATCCCGCAGGTCGTCCAGGAGCTCGCGGGCGAAGTCGAATGTGTTGGGCTGGACGCGGACCGGGATATCGAGGGGATTGGCCGCCATGCTGGCTTGCGCCTGGCGCATGCCATCGAGCACCGCGTCCCGCAGGTCGGCCGCGAAGCCGGACGCGTCTACGGTGACCGGGATACGCACGCCGCCAGGTGAAGTCACGCGCGGACGGTGACAAACAGGGGCGCAATCCCCAGGTCAGTGCAGCATCAGGTCAGGTTGTCGCGGGCCAGCTCCTCCGCGACCGCATTGGACAGGAAGTTCGTGGCGCGCGTGCCCGGATGCCACACATGAGCAGCGAACACAGTCCGGCCGCCGGCTTGGAACCTCAGGGCGCGGGCGTTGCGGGGGCGGATGGCGTGCGCGCGGGTGCCGTCATGCACCCACCGGGCGTGGCGGGAGGTAGCGAAGTTGTCTAGGCGGACCACGCTGCCCGTGGTGCGGACACTGAACCCAATAGAGGCTTTCAACTCCCCGCTCCGCACCGGGACACGACGGCGAGCGTTGACCTGGATACGTCGACCCAGCCCCCGCGCCCACCGGCCTGCCGTCGCGACCGCGACCGCCTCGGCACCGGCCACCGGATCGTATTCCGGTGTGAGCCGGGCGCGTAACGGCATCGGCTACTCCTCGGCCGCCGCGGTACGCCGCCGCCGCTTCGGCTTGTCCTCCACAACCTCCGCACCCTCGTCAACATCTTCCGGAACGTCCTCAACTGCAAGTGGTTCCGGCGCGTCGCTGACCTGCACAGTGTCCGGTTTTGCACCCGAATTTGAGGCGGGTTCGTCGTGGTGCCAGGCGATCACCTTGGCCAGCCGAGACCGCAACAATCCCTTGATGTACGGGGTGTGCTCCACGGTGCGCTGCTCGCCCTCCTCGAGCACATCCGAACGCACGACACCTTCGATCGTCACCTGCATGTCTTCTCCTCCTACAGTCGTGCGTGGGCCTGTTGAACCCACGCGGTCACCAATCCGTCAGGCCCCCACGGCTCCCCGGCTCCGATCGCGGTATCAGTTGCAGCCCTGTGTTTTTCGGCAGCAGCCATAGCCGCGCACAGGGCAGAGTCGAGCCGGTAGGAGTCGTCCCACTGGATCGCGGCCTCCGCTAGCAGCTCGTCCGGTGTGCCGTCGAAGGGATGGCAACGCGCGATTCCGGCCTCCAGCGTGATCAACCGCGAGGCCCCGCACGCCGCAGCTGCCAGGTCGTCCGGGAACACGCTGGCTTGCCCGCGCGTGCTGGTGCCGGAGCGCCAACGGCGCGCCAACCGCACCCACAGGTACGGGCCGCACCCGTCACAGCTGGGTTCCTCCTCACTACCGCCGACCAGCCACGGCGGCGGAACCACCGTCTCACCGGCCAGCACCCACACGGTTTCGGTGCCGCCGCCCAGCGGCGGGACCTGCTGGGCGGGGTCGAACCATTGGGTGAGGTGGTCGATCACCAGGCCCATTACTTGCTGCGCCTTGTCCGCCATCACACACCGCCCGGATAGTCCGGCGACGACACCGACGACGGCGCGGTCATCTGGTGGGGATTGTGGGCCAAAATCCACAGGTCGATCTCACGAATTCCTGTGCGCCGGTCCTCGAACAGAACCGCAGGGTCGGCCATCTTCATCGAAACGCCCTGCCGGACCACGGATTCCACACGCGGAGGAAGCCTGCACTTGCCGCCGGTGCAGGCGTTCCAGAACTCCAACGCGAGCTTGCCCACCATCAGCGCCGCCCCGGCCGGCGGTTCCAGCCCCGACAGGTACTCCACCGACCATGTACCTGGCTCCCCGGCTGGCCGTTCGAGGTTCTGGGATGGCCAGCGTCCTGACATCGCATACAGGCGGTCGCCTTCCAGCCGGTACGCCGTCGACGCCAGCACACTGTCCCCGACCGTGACAGCGGTGATCGAGTGGACCGGTCCCGGCAGGTGCACGACACCGGGGCCGCCGACACGGCACCGCGGCCCGCACCCGCACGGCGTGTTGTCCCACACCGCGAGTTCGACGTACCAGGACCAGCCCGGCGCCCACCACGCATCGTTGGTGTCTCTCTGCGGGCACGGGCGCACGATGCGCGGGCACTGCCCGAACTGGCGGCCCGTGAATGCCCACAGGATCGCGACGGCGGTGTCGATCGCTTCCTGCATTCGAGCGATGTCGAGTTCGGCGTCGACATCAGGCAGGCACGATCTGTCGACGGGCCAGGTGCAAGGCATGGCCCGGATGCTGGCCTACCGGGGCGCAAGACTCAGGCGGGCGGTATGAGGACCGATGCACCGATACCGCCGGAGGTGTTCCAAAACGTGGAGGTGGAACATGTCCACGTGCGTTCACCGGTTGGTATCGGCGGGTCGGCCAAGACGGCTACCCCGTGGATGGCGTGCGTGCGTGACTGGACATCGGCAATCTCGGTCATCCCGGCCGGCGGCGTCCATGTCGCGGCGGTGTCCAGCGGGGCAGCGCTCGCGTAGCTGAACAGGAGTGCGCCCGTCGTCGGGCCGGCGGGCACCGAAGGGGCGGTGCGGGTTGTCGAGTTGGTCATCGATCCGGTGAGGGGCGGGATGATCCATGACGCGAACGGTGCGGCACCGCGCACGGTCGCGATCGTTACGCAGCAGTCTTCGGAACCCGTGGCGAACGCATAGCTTGCGGACGCGTCGGGTAGCCGCGCCCACAGCTTGGTGTGCATTTCGCTGGTGCCCTGATCACGACCGGCCAGCAGCGTCCACCCCGCCGCCGTCAACGACGAGTACAGGCCGTCGTCGTTGGTGTGCCACGCGATCAACTGATCGGTCACCGAATCGGTACCGCCAGGCTTCGGGCACGACAGGGAGGCGGCGTTGCCGCCGATGGACGCGGCACCGACGAGCAGCACCGACGACGGGGCCGCGGCAGCTCGGGCGACGAACATGTCAGTTCCAGGTCCCGAAAATGTAGGCGCGCAGGCCCTTCCCGGGTGTGGTGCCGATGGTGCAATGGAGACTGAGCCGGTCACCGACCGCGAACGATTGGTTGACGGTCGCGGTGCGCGCGGTGTCGGTGGCGGTGCCGTCCACCTGATCCAGCGCCGAAATCGTCAGGTTGGACGAGGCCACCTGAACGCCGTTGCGCCGCAACTCCACTGCCGTGGAGCCGGACGCGTCGGCGCTGTCGAACTGATACACAACCCGCGTCGCGGTGAAGGCGCGGCCGACGTACATACCGGCCGCGAGATCCCCGACACCGGTGACGCGGGTGCCGGTTTGGGCGACCCACACGAAATCGGACGGCAGAGCAAGCGGCAACGCCGCAACGAATTCGCCACCTTCGTCCAGGTGGACCGGGCGCAGAGCCATCAGGCCAAAACCACCACGGGGCCAGGCTCGAAATTCAGCGTGGTCGGGCTGGTCGCAACACCGACCTTCTGCACGGCGTTCCCGGACGCGCTGGGCGGGGTAGCGGTCGCCGCCCCGGCCGTGGTCGACAAAAAATTGGTGCCAGGAGTGAGACCGGTCAAACCCACGATGGTGCCCTCGAAATACACCGTCGCCGCCACACCCGACCCGAAGGATTGCAGTACGAACCCGTGCGCGGGTTTGCCGCCCGTCGCTGCGTCCGCCTTGCGGGCCTTCGCGCCGGTGCTGTTGTGGATGTTCACCAAATCCCCGGCCGCCAGCGCCTCGGACGTGGTGATCGACTGCGTGTCCGGGCCGATCCCCACCGGCATAATCGAAGGGTCGGCGCGCCCGTTGGCGTCCAGGGCCACGATCTTGCCCGCGCTGCCCGAGCCGACCGAAACGACTGTGCCTTCGCGCTCCACGAAATGGCCGGTCGTGAGGTCTATGAACAGGTATTTGTCGGCCACCGGGGGGCCTCCTAAATCAGGTTGATGGATGGTTGCCGATTAACGAACATGCTGGTCGGGGTGGGGGCGGCACCCAGGACCGCGAGGAAGTCTGAACCTGGTGCGCTGGGGACGGTTTGAGTGAGTGCCCCGCCGGCACCGAGGAAGATCAGCCGGGCCGGGGTCCACGCCCAGGACGCTTCGGTGATCTCGCCGAACGCCACCATGGTCGCGGTCGCCCCGGCCGCGACCGCGCCGGTGGTGATCCAGATAGGTGCGTCGAAATGGGCGGGCGTGGCGGCGGAGGCGTAGTCGATCAACCCATCCGGCCGCCGGTACACCGCACGATGCCCCGACAGCGGCCCGGCCGCGACGCCGGTGAGGACCACCCGGTCCAACGCTCCGCCGCCAGGCGGCCCGGCCGGGCCAGGGACCGGCACCGCGACCACCCCCGGACCGGCACCAGGCACGGCCGCGATATAGCCGATACCGACTCGCCGGCAACCGAACTCGACCTGGCCAGCCAACCACACGGAGGCTGGCGAGTCGGGGTAGTCCAGCCACAATTCGACCCACGCCCGGCGCGGGATCTCCGCCACTTCGGCCGCCGCGACAACCCATTCCATCAGCGCGCCGGTAATGGTGGCAGGCCAGAGCCGCTCGAAACTGTGGCCCCGCAGAGTGAACCGCAGCCACGCCGTAGTCCCCGCCGGCCACGGTGTGGGAACGCCTGCCGCCGTGCGTAACTCGATCCGGTCGACAAAATCGGCGGCCGGATCGAGTGCCAGCGTCAGCGGACCCGCTGTCGTTCCCAGAGTGACCATCAGACTCGTGGCGGCCAGTTCATCAGTAGACACCGCCCGCCTGAGTCTCGGCCACGTCGACATCCGGCGCGGTGCCGCCGGACAGGTTCGCGGTCGCCGTCATCAGCGGCAGGTTGGTTTCCGCCAACTCACCAACGAATTCCACGGCGTACGGGCCGCCCGCCGTCCCGGTGACGCTGACGTTCCCTTCGCCGATCGTGGATACTGCCTCCAACGCCGCCTGCATCGCAGCCGACGCCACATCATGAGCCAGCGCGGTAGTCGGCTCACCCACGAAGGCGAGATTGAACGTGCCGCCGGTCGGGGATCCGGTGATAGTGACGGACTGGATTTCGTTGCTGCCCACCGCATCACAGCCAGGCTGGGCCGGGGCGATCTCGGCCGCGGTGGCACCGTAGTACGGGGACGGCAGGATCAGCGGGCAGCAATCCTCATCGGCCTCGGGCGGCGCGATGGTGGTTTCCATGACCCGCATATGGCTGCCCGGCTTGATCGGCTTGAGCATGCGGCCGGGCGTGTTCTGGGCGTCGATGGCCATGACGTTGTACGGACCCAAACCCCACCGCGACGGGGACGAGGTGATGCCATTGAGTTTGAACGTACTGATCTTCGCGCCGATGTCGAGATCCGCACCGAGACCGAACTCCTTGACAGCGGGAAAAGCGATGTAGCCGTACGACAAGCTGGACGCGAGCGCGCCGTTGACCAGGATGTCATCGGTGGTCGGGATGTCGTCACACTCGTCATCGTCACCGATACCGGTCCACAATTCCACGGCCACACCGCGATCGGAGCGGGTCGACTTCGCATCATCGAAACCGATCGCGTTACCGGCGTAGTCGGTGACCAGCGCCCAGTCCATCACCATGTTGTACAAGCACGTGTTCACCTTGCACAGCTCCAAGCCGATGTTCCATCGCTTGCGCTCGGGCGGCGTGCGGGACGAAAGGCAGACGCGGCCTTCGCCGTTGGTTTGTTCCAGCTCCTCCGCGTCACGCATGACGGGGGAGCCGGTGAGCGTGATGAGACCGCCGGTGGTGATCCGCGACCGCGGCCCCGCGATCGGCATTCCACAGGCATCAACCTTGGTGAAGCGCGCGCGAACCGCCTTCACCATGCCGAATGTTGCCACGAGAGTTCTCCTCGAGTTCGGTTGTCGTGGCTGCCCAGGCCCTCGCCGCGCACGGTAAAGGGCCGGGGCGCAACGCCCCGGCCCTCGAAAACCCGCCCGCTATTCCGGTCGCGCGTGCCTGCCCGCCGCCGGTTTCAGCAGCGACGCCGACTCCTCATCACCGCGCAGGGTCGACGCGATAGAGGTGAGGATCGAGATCCCCGCCGCGCACAACGCGACACCCCCGCCGGTCGCGACGGTGCCCCAATCCAGGCCGGTCGCCAGCGCCGACAGCGGCACCGACGCCAGCAGGGTTTGCGCGCCCGTCTTCACCGCGCGCTCACCCGCATCGAGCCAAAACGCCTTACTCCACATGCGAATCCGCCGGCCCGCCCTCGGCCGCGCCCGTGTCGGCGGTGCCCGGCTCGCCGGTACTCGGTCCAGCCTCACCGACGTCCGTGCTGAGGGCCTTCGCGGGAGCTGCCTTCTTGGCCGGCGTCTTCTTGGCCGTGGCCTTCTTGGCTGGCTCGGCCTCGGTCGCCTTCGTCTCGCCGGCCTCCTGGTGGGTCTGCTCGGCGGTCTTCGTTTCGCCGCTCTGCTGGGGCGTCGACTCGGGGGTCGCGTCCTTCTGGCCGGTGTCGGCCTCGGCGGGAATCAGACCGGCGGCCTCCGCGATGGCCACGGGCACGACGAACGCACGGCCGCCGCCCTTGATTGATCGGGTGCGCACCGCGCGAGCATTGCCGTGACCGGCGGCGTCGATGAGCTGCTTTGCCAGCTGCCCTCGCTCACTGCCGTGCACGGGCTGGATGGTGGCGGTGTCGCCGTCGATGGTGGTGATGGCCTGAATGGACTGCATGGTGGTTACGCTCCGATCGTCACGGCAGTTGTCCAGCACTCCCAAGACACGAGCGTTTCCCGCTCGGCCACGGAGAGCCGCTGATTGTGGGGGTAATCCGGGCCGTGGTTCATCACCACAGGACCGCGGTGCACGGTGACCGGGCCGGTGGCCACGATCGTTTCCGCCAGGTCGGTGTATCCGGCGCCGAACGCCCAGCGGTGCCCGAGCGGCGAGAGCAACTGACCGCCCGTGCGGGTGATCAGCTGCGCGGCAGCGAGCCCGGCAGCCAGATGCGGGGCGGCGTGCAGCACCCCCGGGAACCCGAACGGCGCGATGGCCTCTTCCAGCGCGCCGACCGCCGCGACCAAACCGGCTACGTTCGTGGGGGTTCCGGCGGCAGTGAGGAGCCGGTCCACGAGCTGCGCCTCCACGCGCACGGATTCGTGCAGGCGTAGCAGTTGTTCGGCGCGCTGCTGCGCCTCCAGCTCCGGGACGAGAGCGGAGCAGTTGTCGTCCGCGCCGATCACGTCGCCGGTGAAAGACATGTCCTCAGCGCGGGATTCGGCACCCTTCGGCGACGGGTCGGGTGCCTCTGCTTCGCAGTCGATGGGGTAAATCCACGACGGCCCGCAGTTCCAGGACTCCACGATCATCCCGAACGACAGCCGGGACGGGTCGCCGGTGTCGCGGACGGTCGCCGCGGTGTACAGACCACCAGGGGCAGGGTTGGCCAACGGCGGCCGGTAAACCTCCACAGCGGCAACCTCCTTCACGAGTTGGGGGTCCGGTCGGGGCGGGTGAGCTGGGCAGCCACAAGGGGACTACTCACCCGCCCCGAACCGGAGAACACGGGGCGGAACCGACTAGTTCGGCGCGCCCGGGGTGGTGGTCGACGGGGTGATCGTCGCGTTGGTGCCGCCGGTGAACGCATGTGTCACCGACAGCTGCGCCACGTTCGTGGCACCCAACGCACCCTGGAACGTCACGTGGTAGGGGCCGCCCGCCGGGCCGGTGACCGCGACGTTGCCGATACCGATCGTGGGCAGCTTCGCCAACTCCGCCTGCACAGTCGCCGCGGTGGCGTTGTGGGCGATCGGGTCGGTAGGTGCGGAACCCTGGAACGAAGCGGTGAAATGACCACCTGTCGGCGAACCGGTGATCGTGAGCGCTTGGACTTCGTTGGTGGTGGCCGGGCAGGTGATCTGCTCGCGCGCACCCACAGAGCCGTTCGCGCACAGGTTGACGGTGATGACCTCGGAAACGTTGCACCGGCGATCCATCAGGTACTCGTCCTCAGTGAACAATTCCATCTGCCGGTTTTTCTGCAGCATCTCCTTGGAGTGCAGCGTGCCGACCTCGATGACGTGCTCCAGGTGCTGGTACCAGGTGCCGCGCGGGTACAGCACCGTCTTTACCTGGGAAGGCCACCGCACCGACGCTTCGGGCAGCGCCTGCCAGTGCTGCACCCACTCGATGAAGATGTTTCGCGAGGCAAGCCAGCCGTCGATCTCGGCATCGGTGATGCCCTTGACATCTCGGCCCTGCTGCAACGCCATGTCCGCCCGTGCGACATCGAGCATCCAGGCCGGGGCCTTGCCGTCGATCGGGGCATCCTTGGGCAGACGCATCTTCTGCCGCTGCACCACCGCACGCAGCGCCAAACCGTTCAGGTACGCGCCCGCCGCACCCAGCGCCCCGGCCGAGATCGTGTACGGGGTGGAGTCGGCCTCCACATCCATCAAGCTCCACACGCTCACCTTGATCAGGTGCGCCTTGACCACCTCGGCCAGGAACCGTTCGATGGACTCGGGGAAACCCCGACGCTGCAGAATGCCGCTCGTCACGCACAGACCAATGGCTTCCACATAGATTTCTTCCCATTCGACACAGGGAATCTCGATGCAGGGTTTGGTCACCACCGGCGTGCCGTCGGGGTTGTTGGCCTCCAACTCAGCTTCGGTGAACCGCCACGGCAGCGTGGCGTACAGCTCGCTGAAATCGGGTTCCATCGGACGCCGCTGCCCACCGCGAGGACCCAGGTTCATCGCCGGCCAGGTAGCCAGACCGGTCGCCGGGGTGACCTCGCAGAACTCATAGATGGTCTCAGGCACCGCGCAGTGACCGCCGGACGCCACCAGTGCGCCGTTGTCGTTGAAGGTCGCGGCCCGGTACTCGGTGCCGCGCACAATCTCATCGATCCGCGCGGCGCGCTGCTCCTCCGACAGGTTGGGGTCCACGATGTGGCTCGGCCCGAAACCGCGGTCGAGGGTCGCCAACGACAGGGGGATCTTGTTGGCCGCACCGTCGATTCGGAGCGGGTCGCGGTTGCTGTGGATGCGGTGGCCGGTCGCCATACCGTCGATTGACGCGGCCAGCTCGCGGAACCCCACTGCCCCGTCTTGGAATCGGTGCGCGTTGGGCCGCATTCGGAAACCGATCTCACGCTGCGCTGGGGCCTGAGCCGCCGGGGCGCGGCCGGTGCGCGCACCGAGCCCACGGAACGATGGAGTACTCGAGGACGCGGTCACCGCCGGTTCTGGGGTTGCGGCATTCGCTGCGATGTTCTCCGCTTCGGTGACAACCTCCGCACCGCCGGTTGCCGGGGTCTCCGGTGCGCCCGCACCGCCGGTTCCCGCATTCTCGCCACCGCCGGTATCCGGGTCCGGTTCAACAGGTTCCGGGGTCGGCTCCGGTGTCGCAGCCCGCGCCGCGCGCGCCGCCGCCAACTCCTGCGCCTCCGACATACGGGCCGCTTCCTCGCTGGCGACGGTGGCGATCTGCTCGGTGAGCGCGGTTGACGCGGCGTTCAACTCCCGCATCGCGTCAAGGGTTTCCTGGGTGACGGTCGAACCCTCACCGGCGACATCAGCGGACAGCGCGTCGAACTCGGCTTCCGCGTCGGCCAGCAGCTTTTCGAGCTCACCGCGGCTGAGCGCCTTGAGATCGCCCGGCAACTTGATCTTCATGTGTCCCTCCTGGGCATTGGTGTGTCTGCCGGGAGGCCCGCAGCCATGCCCCGTCGATTCGCGCGCACCGTAGGAAACCGGGGCGCAACACCCAGGGCGCGAATTACGATGCGCCACAAGAACGGGGGGTGAGCTGCACAAACCCTTCGACCACACGTTCGAAAGGGCTCGGATGAAGAGAATTGCGCTGGCGTGCGCCGCCGCGGCAATCGCATTGACCGGATGTAGTGACAGCGACAGCCCGAAAGGCGAGTCCACACCGGTGATTCCGGGCACCACCGCCACGGCCGCCAGCTCCGCGCCGTCGACATCGACGGCGCCGGCGATTCTGGCCCCGACCGACACCGGCCGCTCCAAGAACGCCGGGGTTGATGTGATGATCCTGTCCGTGGAGGACGTGACCAGCCGGTACGGGCCAGTCACCGTGATCACCTTCCAGTTGGTGAATACCGGTAACGAGGTGTTCCAGGGCTACAACTGGCCGACACCGACCCTCGTGTACGGGGCCGCCGGGATGCCGGCCGAACACACGATGTCGATGACGGAGGGGTACGGGGAGGGTGTCACGGGCGCGGTCCCGCCGGGGATGCGGCAGACCGTCAAACACGCGTACAAGGTCACCAAGGACAAGCTGAATCCGGCCGTCGTGACGGCGGGTTCGATTGTGTGGCAGGGAGATTTGACCGCGTTCCAGCGGTAGCCGAGCTGGTGGGCGGTCGCTGGTCGTGGCCGCCCACTATCCGAATCAGACCCCAAGCCTCTGCAACTCGTCCAAAACTTCGCCGACGGCGTCATACATGCCTTGCAGCATTTCGACCGCAGACGGGCGTCGGGTAGTTGGATTCGTGTGCAGTCGCCGTGCGGATGGTTCGTCGGGCACTTCGAGGATCACCGGGAAGCGAATGCTGATGTCGCTGATCAGGTCCTCTCTGGAAATTCCCTCAAGGGGAACCACCTTCTCGAACCAGATTTTCAGGAATTCGCGTCCGACCTCAGCGGTACCGTGGCTGTACTCATGGCGACTGTCGATTGGTCGAATATAATTGATCTGTACCGTGCCGTCGACGTGCAGATCTGCAAAGTTCGATGGCACAATGGCGCGATGCTTATCGACGTTTACGAAACGCCGTAGTAAGTCGAGATGACTGACCGTTGACACCGGTGATTGCCATCCCAAAGTGAAATCGTGAAGTGTCTCGATGTACTGGTAAACGACGGGCGTGAAATTATTTCGGCATGCCTTCAGAGACGATTGCTTCTTTGCTATTGGGAAGGAAATGCGAGCCTCTTCCTCGGAGGTGAGGTCTCGGCCTTTCTCGGCGGAGAGCTGTGTTTTCGCATGATCAAACACCGAATGATCCAGTGCTGCGCGAAGGTTTGTTAGAACATCTCCGATTATCGTCGACAAAATTTCCGGCGCTTCGTCGGCCCTTGTAAAAATATACGAGCACGCGACTTCGGTTGCACTCTCGTCTTCGGGCTTCCACTCGACCTTGTAGCTCAGTGCCTCTGACGCTTCAAAGGCGCTGACCTCGGCCTTGAACTCATCAAGATGCTGCTGTGCACGCTGGAGCTTGCGGCGAGCGCTTGGAAGGCCGGTCGTTGGAGGCATTGAGCCAGCTAACCAAACCAACGTCGACTCGCCTAAGCATTCCGACTGATTTCGCTTCGTGTTTTTATCAGTACGAGCGTCTCAATGGGTGGCTTCCCGGATGGGTTTGATGACGCCGCCACCTGCCTCGGACGCCGCGATCCGCGCCTCCGTGCTCGTCAGATACGGACCTTTCACCTCACCCGTCATGGTGGTCAGCTGCCACCCGGTCACCGCGCCCGCACCCTTCGGCGCGGTGGAACCACGTCCGCCACAGCAAGATCCCATCTCAGACTGCCTTTCTACTCGCGCGGATGCCCGCGGCAACAGCACGCCGGCGGTTGCTGGCGGCGGTGATCAGTGCGCCCGCTTCGGTCGCGCGTTTGTCGGCGGCCAGCTGCTCGGCGTAGGCCTGAGCGCCGCGGCGGGCGATGTCATCGAGGAGGCTCGCGGGCAGTGGCGGCCGGGACTGGCGGGGCGCGAAGGAGGCCACCAAGGCGAGGTCTCCGTCTCGGTCGCGGAGTCGCTGGGACACCGGGATCGGGAATCCGGGACTGTTCACGGCATGCCCGATCAACAACTCCGGGTGCCCGCCGACTCGTTCCCAATGTCCGGAATGCGGTGTCCCCAATGCCATTTTCACCATGCGGTCATCGGCGTTGGCCTCGATGCAGCCCGATACCCAGATCCCGATGTCGTCCTCTCCGGCACGGACGTAGGCCCAGCAGGTCGTTACGTCGTCGTAGTGGGCGCGGGCGGCGCGCGGACCGCGGCCGACGGGACCGTGGCCGCCGCCTACGGTCAGCCGCCCGACGCGTAGTACTTGGCCGGTGTCCAGCCGCGCGTCGGTTTGGTGGAAGTCCGCGTAGCCGCTGAACGACCGGTAGGGAGTGCGCTGCATGTCGGGGTATGCGGTGTGCATGGTCTCCCAGCACGCCAGGTGTCCGACGACGCGGCCCTGCGGGGTGACGTGGATTGGTGTCGGTTCGGTGAGCACCGGGTCCTCGAAATGACCGGCGGGGTAAATGTCTTCGTCCACCGTGCGGGCGGCGGCTGCGGCGACGAGCGCCAGGCCGCGCGCCTGGTCCTCCTCGCTGGTCTCTTCTCCCAGCACCATGTGGGCGTCGCGGAACTCCGGGACCGAAACCAGAGTGGCGGCGACGATTTCGGCGACGTCGATACGTTCCACGATGACCGCGCCGTCGAGCCACATCTGTTCGGCGGTTTCGGGGGAGACGGGGTTGCCTGCGCTGTCGGCCAGCACAGCGGAGCGAGCGACGAGCTCGATGGACGGGCGGGTGACGCTCGCTTCGACCTGTTGGATTGCCTCTGCCGCTTCGGGTGTGTCCAGCCAGTAGCCCGACCCCCACACCGCGCCGTCACGCAGAACCACAGATTCCAGGACCGCGACCGTGAACGCGCCGTCATGGCCCGGATCGGCGGTGCGCTGCCATTTGAACGCGAAAGGCAGTGCGCTGTCGACCAGTTCGACGTTCGCGGCGAGCATCCAGCCTTGGGAGCGGCCGGGCACGCCGGTCGGGATGAGCAGGGCTTCGAACCTGCGGGCCATGGTCTTACCTCCTGTAGGGGCCGCGCTGGCGGCGAATGCGTCGGGTGCGCTGTTGACGATCTGGATCCAGCAGCGGCAGTTGGCGATCTCCTCAAGCGGCCCGTTGGGGTCGTGGGGCCGGTCGAGCAACGCGTCCCCGACGACGAACCGTTCGTCCAGGGGGACACGTTGCCGGTCGGCCTCCACGTGCGAATGGCGAGTCCTGCTGTCGTGCAGAGCGATCCAAATTTTGTCGAGGCGTACGCCGGTGTCGCGGGCGTGCTGCTCGGCCTGGGCCAGACGCGCCCCGTTGAACGCCGCCAACGCTTCGTTCCGTCCGATCAGCCCAGCATCGGTACGCCACGACGTCCACGACAGGGCGGTCTCGACAGCGGCCCGGACCGCGTCGACGGTTTGGCCGGCCGCGGCACGGATGGCGGCGCGGGCGCGGCGCGCAGCGCGGTCCGGGAGCCCGGACAGGCGGGTGCGGGCCGCCGCGAGATACCTTGCGCGCCAGTCGCCCAGCTGCTCGGCGGTCTCACCGAGGAGCCGGGTCAGGGCCGCGCCGATGCGGGGCAGTAGGCGGGCGTCTAGCTCGCGGTCCCAGGCGGCATCGGCTACCCGGCCGATCGCGGCCGGGTCGGGTGGGATCGCGGCGGCGACCAACGCCGGGAGGGCGGCGGCGCGGGCGAGGTCCAGCCACGGCCGCACCGCTGCCGCTGTCGCGGCCTCCAGTTCCCGTTCCAGTTCGAGGATGGTGAGGAGGTCGGCGCGGTCTTGGGCGGTGGTCACGGCCGCCCCCTCGGTAGGACAGGGCGGGCGCCGGTGGTGAGCGCGGCGGACGCGGTGGCCTGCACCAAATCCCGCAGTTGCGCGCGGCCCAGTCCGGCGTTCTCGCATACGTCGTCGTCTACCATCTCGTCCCATCCCTCGATCAGGGCGGCGACGTCCCCCGGTGCGCACGGCCCGAGGTGTTGGGGGAGGTGATAGTCGGTGGCGGGGACACCAGCGAACCGTGGATGGTCCGGGCGGCGGGCGCGCCGGTTCCCGGCCAAACGGAGCGCCTGATTGACGCACAGCCGCGCTATCGCCCCTGCCGCGGCGGTGAGTGCGTTGTCGCGGGTATCCGGCGGGGCGTGCCCGGCCGGTGGGGCTTCGATCGCGGGCGGTTCCTGTCGGGTGGCCGGGGCTGGTTCGGTGGGGGCGGTGAGCTCGGCCAGGTTTGGGACCAGCAGCCTCAAAATCGGTGTCAGGACAGGGATGAGGGTGGCGTCTCGGCGTACCTGGTCGGTCGCCCACAGCTTCCAGCCTTCGGAGGTGGTGAGGTCGTAGCCGTCCGACTCGCCCAACCCGAGCTGGCGCATGTAGGCGTCGGCGTTGACCACGCCGTCCTGGTAGCCCGCCCTGACCTTTTCGATCTGGTCGGGTTCGGCGTCGACGTCGCTGGTGTCGTACCAAACCACGGTGTTCGGGCCGGTGAACAACGGCCGGAGGAGCTGGGTGAACGCGTCGCAGATAGTTTCCATCTCCGGTTTGGCGTGCCAGCGGACCGCCTGCTCCTCGATCCCGTACAGAGACCAATGGTTCAAGTCGCCTTGGCCTAGCAGCACTTCGGCCGGCATGTCGACCGTTGTAGCGAGACGCCGGACCGCCTTCTCCAACGCGTCCAGCGCCCGTTCGGGGATGTCGACATCGAAGCGCAGGTGTTGGACGTGTTTGACATACTCGCCCGCGATCATGAGCACGATCGGGACCATGGCCTCAGCGCTGGAGGGGTCTGCGATCGCGGTGGCCATGGCGTCCTGGATCGCCTTGCGGATATCGCTGGCGGAAACGAACTTGGCCTGGGGAGGCGGTGGGGGCGGCGGCAGGTTCGGGGCGTCGGGGTCCACAGCAC